CCTCCATGAAAAATGTGATAAGTTCATGGCAGAATCAAAACAACTTCCCCTTGATTCTTACTTGGTGACCTATGAAGTTAATGGAAACATTCTTCATGACATTGTTCAATGCAGTGCAAAAGTTAAAATCTTTGATGCCTACTACGATAAGTTTGGACAAGGTGTTCTAAAGTCTATGGTTTGGACAAGTGGCACAGTTAATCCAAAACTTTATGGTGCTACCAAACCAGAGCAACCTAAAAAGCGTGGTAGATAAATAAAGAAAACGATGCCGATAAATGAAATCTTATAGTACCTTTTTATGTGAAGCTGTTGAGCCAGCACAAAATGCCTGGTCACAGTGGCTTAAGAACAATCCACAAGCCACTAAGCCTGGTGGAAAGTTTCATAATGATGAAGCAAGAGATAAAGCTGCTAAAGAATTCATGAAGACTTTCCAGAAGACTGGAAAGGCACCTGATTGGGCAGCTGCTGGGCAATCAACACAAGCACCACCTAGACAAGCAGCTCCTCAACCAGAACCACCAAAACCAAAACCAAAACCAGCCGCACCAAAACCAGCAGCACCTACACCAAATAGAGCAGCAAGTTTTGCTAGAGGTGCTGGTAGATTTGGTGCTGCAACTGCTGCTGATGTCGGTACTGAACTTGCAATCAGTAAGATTAAAGATCCTACGCAACAAGCAGTAGCTAGAACTGCAAAGGATCTTGCACTAACTTATGCAGCACCAGTAGCATCTCTAGCAAACATGCAAGGATCTACACCACAACGTCAAACTTATCAGGCTGATAAAACAACTCAAGTTTCATTACCTGCAAATTATGGTAACCCAAATTATGAAGCCGATCCTAACAATCCTAGGAACGCAATTTATGTTCAAAGAACTAAACCAACAAAAACAGATGATCAATTGTATGATCCTAACAATCCACTAGACGTTAGGAAGTGGAAATTCCAGGCTGGTTCTCCAAAGCCTGTTGGTAAACCTGAAAGATATGGTGTAGCAGTTAGAGGTGGTCAAAGAGAACTGGTTCCTTATGGTTCTGTTGCTGGTCAAAAGAAAGTTGGAACTACTCTTGATGTTAAGGCAAAAGCTGCAAGAGAAAGAATGAGAGCAGCTCAAGCTAAAGTGCCACAACCAAAGAGAGTTTATGGTGGCAGACAAGGCTCTGCTATTACTGGTTTGGGTGGTCCACTAAAGGTTGATGCCAAAGCAAATACAATTACTACACAGGGAAAAACAGCTAAACTTCCTAGCACACAAATTCTTCCTGGTGGTAGAGTTGGTGATCTTGCTTACAGAAATGGTAAGCCTGTATACCTTGCTAGAGCTAGCATGGCACAAAGAGGAAACCAAAGTCTTCTAGCAAGACTCTCTAGAGCTACTGGTATTGGTGGTCAGAGACAAAGAGATGCTGCTGCTCTTGCAAAAGAAAGGCAAACAGCAATGGCAAACACTCAGAGATATAGACAGCAACTTGGTGTCACTGGCACAGGTGCTTCTATCAATCCAAATAAAAAATAACTTGACTTCCTGACGACCCTGGTGTATAATACTAGGGTCTCTTTTTATCCCTACAACAAGGACGCATGAGTAATGTTAAACTGATTGCAATTACCCAAGGAGCAGGAGAACTTCTGGAGAAGAACGCACAAGAAGTAATCTCGTATGCTGCACGGGTAAGCAATCCAAGTAATCAATTAAATTTTGATACTTCTGCTGGTCTGTTGAAATACTGCATCAAACATCAGCACTGGAGTATCTTTGAACACGCATATATGACTCTGGAGTTGAATACTACTAGGGCTATCGCAGCCCAGGTGCTGCGTCATAGGAGTTTCACATATCAAGAATTTTCGCAACGATATGCTCCCACATCTTTCTTGAACGATATCAAACTTCCTGAACTTCGTCGGCAAGATGATAAGAATCGTCAAAACTCTATTGACGATCTTGATGGTTTTGTAGTTGAAAGACTGCAAAAGCAAATGGAAACCCTGTTTGATTCTGCTCAAGCACTGTATTCTCAGATGCTTGATAGCGGAGTCGCTAAGGAATGTGCTAGGATGGTTCTGCCTCTCTGCACTCCGACTCGTATCTACATGACTGGTTCTGTCAGGTCGTGGATTCATTATATTAATCTTCGATCTGCCAATGGAACCCAAAAAGAACACATGGATCTTGCTCTTGAATGTAAAGATGTATTCACCGAGCAGTTTCCTGACATTGCAAAAGCATTAGAATGGGAGGTGTAAATGCCCACTTATCGATTTAGAAACACTGAAACGGATGAGGTCTTTGAAAAATGGATGTACATGGCTGAGAGGGAACCATTCCTTGAAGCCAATCCAAACCTCGTTCAGATGCCAACCCCACTAAATTCTGTTGGTGAGGTTGGTGACTTCCAAAACAAAACTGATGGTGGATGGAATGAAGTCCTCCACAAGGTCAGCAAAGTCCCAGGCTCCACAGTAAAACCCTACAAGTAAGTACATGGCAAGAAAAAAGCAAGTCTCTCAAGTTGGCATTGGCATGAGTGCTAAGCAACTTCGTCGCAAGAAGCCTATCAATGATGACTTCTTGGTTGATATTGAACCTCTTACAGATAATCAAAGAGTTCTGTTTGACGCTTATAGTCGTGGACAAAATCTCTTTGCTTATGGTGCTGCTGGTACAGGTAAAACCTTTATCACTATGTACCTTGCATTGAAAGATGTTCTTAATCCCAATACTCCTTACAACAAACTTTACATTGTAAGGTCATTGGTTGCTACCCGAGAGATTGGTTTTCTTCCTGGGGATCATGACGACAAGGCAGCACTTTACCAGATTCCTTATAAGAACATGGTGAAGTATATGTTCGAGATGCCTGATGATCCTTCGTTTGAAATGCTCTATGGCAATCTCAAGACCCAAGAAACTATTTCGTTCTGGTCTACTTCATTCATTCGTGGTACTACCTTTGATGATGCAATCCTTCTGATTGATGAATGTCAGAACCTAAACTTCCACGAACTTGATTCTATCATCACTCGTGTTGGTGAGAATTGTAAGATCATGTTCTGTGGTGATGCTACTCAAACTGATTTGCAAAAAACTTATGAGAAGAACGGTATCATTGATTTCACCAAAATTCTTATGGCTATGCCTGAGTTTGACTGCATTGAATTTGGTACTGAAGATATTGTCCGATCTGGTTTAGTTAAGTCTTACATCGTTAACAAATTGGCACTAGGATTCTAATGTTTACTCACCTTGATATTGAGTTTCCTGAAATGGAGACAACTTACATCGATGGAAATCGTTATTACCCAACTCCAGTTACAGGGAATCTTTATCCATCAATCACCTCTGTCACTTCTCATTACAACCGCGAAGTCTTCAAAACCTGGAGGCAACGTGTTGGTGATGCAGAAGCTGACAGGGTGATTAAAGAGTCTACAACAAGAGGTACTTCTTTCCACAAGTCTGCACAAGACTATCTGGAAAACAAACCAGTGGTGCATGACAATGAAGAAATTGAATTCATGTTTGATGCGGCTAAGCCTTATCTTGATAAGATAAATAATATTCACGCAATTGAAAGGTGTCTATATAGTGATGTGCTTGGCATCGCTGGGCGCGTTGATTGTATTGCTGAATACGAAGGCGAGCTTGCAATCATTGACTTCAAAACATCAAAGAAGATTAAACCCGAAGCTTGGATCCAACAGTATTTTGTCCAAGAAGTTGCATATGCTTGCATGTACTATGAGATGACTCAGAGTGTTGTCAAGAAACTTATTACTATCATGGTAACTCCTGATGGTGAGGTAAAAGTATTTGACAAACGAGACAAAAAGGAGTATATTATATTACTAAAGAAGTACATTAAAACATTTGTAGAGGACAAATTAAAGGAGTATGGAAACAGTAAATGACTTACAAACAGAATTGAAAACTAAATTCCTAAGTCAAGCAAAGTTCTCTAGCGATATTGAAACTTTTGTTAAGACTGGAGGCATCAATTACATTGAAGCAATTGTTCAGTATTGTGATCAAAACAATATTGAACTTGAAAGCGTTCCGAAGCTTCTATCTAAACCCTTGAAAGAAAGGTTGAGGTGTGAAGCTATGGAACTAAACTATCTTCGTCGTTCATCCAAAGCGAAACTTGCGATTTAAAATGACTCCCGTTGATTGCTATAGAACCTACTTAGCATTCAAGCAACATTTCTCCAAAGTTAATTACGATTACTTCAAGTACCAAGGCAAAAGTAAGGCATCGCCAGAGGCTTTCTATAAAAGAAAGGACAGGTATTTCTTTGAAAAAATGTCCAGGCAAAAGAGTGATCAAGAAATAAAAGAATACTTTCTTGCAAACTTTATTGAGTGTGACAACCCCCAGAAATTGTGGATTGGTGAAATCATTAACTCTGGAAATGATAATTATGTTAAGTGGAAAACTAGAGCAGAAAAGTTAACTTACAAGTTCAGAGAGGATATATCACATCTATTCGATGATGATAAACTTGATGATGTGCTCAAATGTAAGGTCGGTAATCACTCCAGACTTCTCAAAGAGCACATGATAAATAAGGTGTCCATTGAGACACTTGTGATTCTTGACATGATCTTGCATTATGTCGATGATTATGATAGACTGCTAGACGATCCCATCTGGGAGTTCTACAGCCTAAAAATTAAAAAGTATCGACCGTTCTTGAACATCGACCCATCAACATTCAAAACGATTTTAAAGGAGAAAATTCTGAATGGAACTGACTGAACAACAGCAACACTTGAAAGCTTGTGTTGAACAACAACAAACTTTGATTTCTGAAATTCAAAGTCTTCAAGGACAAACTGATGAGAAGCGTTCTCTTGCTTTGAAACTTCAGGGAATCATTGAGTATCTCCAGGGACAAGGAGTAGAACTTCCTAAGGAAGAAGCTCCTGCAGCTGAAGAAACTCCTGCGGAAACTAATGAGTGATTTCTTTGATTCGGAAATCGTACAGAAGGAAATAGATCTTATTGGTGCTTTGCAAAAGCGCGTCTATCAAAGCACCATGAATTATTTTGCATATGACTATGAGGAGAAAAAGCACCATATTCAATTGGTGAAAGATCTTATAGACAAGCAAAAAATTCTTCACACAAGACTTTCCTTATCAGACGATCCTGACGCAAAGGAATTAATTGAAAAGATGCTTAAGGCATCAGCAAAGCTCGGTATGCCAAGTCACATGAACATGCGTGAAATATTTGACCACTTGGAATCCGAGATACTGAAACTTGAAGAGCTACTTGACAAAGAGCAGTAGCTCTGCTAGATTACCAAAGACCAAATCCAACGACATCCAACGTATCCAATGTCCTTTTCCAACCTTAAAAAGCAATCCTCCCTCGGTAGTTTGACTGCCAAACTTCAAAAGGAGGTTGAAAAACTGAATAGCAGTGCTTCCAACAGCAACTCTGATGACCGTCTGTGGAAGCCCGAAGTAGATAAAACTGGTAATGGTTATGCAGTAATTCGTTTTCTCCCTGCCCCTGACGGTGAAGATATTCCCTGGGCAAAGATGTACAACCATGCCTTCCAAGGAACTGGTGGTTGGCTGATTGACAACTGCCTCACTAGTGTCGGTGGTAAGTGTCCTGTCTGTGAGGCTAATACCCTCCTCTGGAACAGTGGCATCGATGCCAACAAAGAAATTGTGCGTCAGCGCAAGCGTAAACTTTCCTACTACGCAAACATCTATGTTGTGAAGGATCCTGCTAATCCTCAGAACGAAGGTAAAGTCTTCCTCTATAAGTTTGGTAAGAAGATCTTTGACAAGATCGAAGCTGCCATGAATCCTGAGTTTGAAGATGAAGAAGCACTGAACCCCTTCGACTTCTGGCAAGGCGCTGACTTCAAACTGAAGATCAAGAAGGTTGCAGGTTACTGGAACTATGACAGTTCTGAGTTTGCCCGTCCCAGTGAACTGCTTGATGGTGATGATGATGCACTAGAAGCTATCTGGCGCAAAGAGTATTCTCTCGCTGAGATCACTGGTGGTGATCAGTTCAAGACC